ACTCTTATGCCGCATCCTCTGCTGAAGAGCAGAAGACTCTTGACGAACTACTTCAGAAGAAGGCAGTTCTACAGGAAGAACTACTTGCTATTGGTGCGTCTCCTGATGCTGTTAATAAAGGTCGGGAAGCAGTGAATCAACTTGCTGCACTTCGCAAGCAAATGATTAGTGGAATAAAGAAGGCAAATGAAGAACGCGAGTTCTATCAGCAGAATGAAGACTGCCCTGTATGCAAGCACGATCTTCCACAAACATTTCGTGATGACATGATTGTAAAGAAGCAGAGCCGTCACACAGAATTAGAAACAGCACTCACCCAACTAGAAGTAATGATTGCAAAAGAAAAGAGTAATCTTGAGCAATTGCTATCGGGTGTTGAATCTGCGGACAAGAAGAAAACAGAAATCACTAAATCTGATTCTGCTATTGCGTCTTCCAAGAAGTACCTGAAGCAGTTGCAAGACTTGGCAGACAAGGTGCAGCGGGAGAAGGCTTCTATCAAGACTGAACAGGACGATATGACTATTCTGCGTGGGCAAGAAGACGGAGCAGAGGCAAACAAAAAGTCATTGGTGGAAGATCTCCACACAATGGAGATTGCCACGGTGCTGCTAAAGGACAGCGGCATCAAGCGAAAGATTATTCGCAAATATATTCCTGCACTAAATAAAATCATTAACAAGTATTTGATTTCGATGGACTTCTTTGCTCAGTTCACTCTCAACGAAGACTTTAATGAAATAATCAAGAGCCGCCACCGCGATGAGTTCTCGTATGACAACTTTAGCGAAGGTGAAAAATTGAGAATTGACCTTTCTCTCTTGCTTGCATGGCGAGATATTGCTAGAATGAAGAACTGTGCCAACACGAACCTACTCATTCTTGACGAAGTATTTGACTCTTCGCTTGATGCTGTTGGAACAGAAGAGGTAATCAAGATTCTTCAAAGCATGGGTACTAGCAATAATATATTTGTTATCTCCCACAAGTCCGATCAGTTACTAGATAAGTTTCAGAACATATTGACCTATAAGAAGGTTAACAACTTCAGCAAACTATGCCTCCCATGACACAAAAAATATCAAAAGAACGCGCTCGTACTATTCTCTCTGGTGGTTCTGAGCCACAAGTCAATGCTACTGTGGCAAAAGAAGATATTGATATTGCCATCGAGAAATCCCTGTATTGGTACAGGCAAAACTTCAAGCCAACAGAGTCCAAGGGGTGGATAGTTAAATATCTACGGGATCACGGACGCACAGAGGATGCAGCGGTGGTTGGTCGAGCCGAGAAGTCTCGTTTGCGTTTGGTGGCTCCGTACTGCCGTATGGTGACCCGTGGCTTTCCGTTTGCGGATGTACACAAGGCTCTTATTGAGAAGAATCTAGGGGAACTGCTTGACCATGCACGGGGTGTGGCAGACGCTATCCCCGTTGAGCGAGTAAGTGTGCAGGATCGTGTGGTTGCAAAGGCAGATGTACTCCTGTCTGATTTGGAACCTGTGATTGATGAAACCACCGAGTCTGTGCTCAAGGGAAAGCGGAAAGATAATGCTCTCCTTGAGTGGATTTCTCGCACCGAACTAACCCGCCCACTTGCTGTTATTGTGCGTGATCGCTTGGCGAAAACCCTAGAGGAAATGCTTTTAGCACAAGCAGGAACCGATCCCGATCTTGTTGAGGGGTACTCTCATTTTAAAAAGACAGCATTAAAGAACATGGTGGACACGCTGACATCTGCTGTTCAAAATTTAAATGATCGTATTGGCATTCTGAAGTCTAACAAGAAGCCGCGAAAGCAGAAACGCAAGTCCCCAGAGTCTCAAATAAAGAGACTCCACTTCTTACAGAGAAGTGATGCTTTTGCTATTGACTCCATCAATCCAGTGGATATCATTGGGGCACAGAGACTGATCATGTACAACACAAAGAACAAGAAAGCCATCCTGCTTATTGCAGTTGAACCAAAAAGCGGACTTGCCGTAAAGGGGTCAACCATTATTGGATTTGATTCAGCAAAGTCTTTTGAAAAGACTATCAGAAATCCTGATGAGTTTCTGAAGAATCAGAATGACTGCCGAAAGACAGTTGTTACTGCTATTCGTTACCTTACGGGATTGAAGACTAAGAGTAGCGAACCCACGGGTCGCGTAAACAGTAATTGCCTCATTCTACAGGTACAGTAATGATTCTCGTTGACAACACGCAGGTATTGATGTCGTCTATCTTTGCACAACACAGAGATGTTGCAGCCATTGATGAAGACCTAGTTCGACACATGGTACTCAACACATATCGCATATATCGCAAGAAGTTTTTCCGCGAATACGGCGAACTAGTCATCTGTGAAGACTCAGGCTCTTCTTGGCGGCGGCAGTTCTTTTCCCACTACAAGGGAAAGCGCAGACAAGACCGCAAAGAGAACGAGGCTCAATGGACTCGGTTCTATGAGATAATGAATAAGATTAGGGATGAGGTTGCTCTGCATATGCCTTATCGAAATCTGGCAGTTCAAGGCTGTGAAGCCGATGATCTTATTGCCTATCTTGTAAAACGATTTGCCCCAACAGAGAAGATGCTTGTGTTGAGTGGAGACAAAGACTTCTCTCAACTGCTTATTCATCCAAGTGTGCGGCAGTACGCTCCCCTTCAGAAGAAGTTTGTTGAAGTAGACAACCCCAAGCAGTTTTTGCTTGAGCATATTGTCCGAGGAGACTCGTCTGATGGAGTTCCAAATATTCTATCGGATGATGACTGCTTCATGGTGGAGGACAAACGACAGAAGCCCATCACAAAGAAGCGTATGGATGAACTACTAAACTATTACGCGGAGCATGGAGTGGTGCAAGAAAAGCACCAAGCGAATTGGAATCGAAACAAGACACTTATTGATCTGCTCCATATCCCATCCGAGTACGAAGAAAAAATTGAAGTGAATTGGAATACACCTTTTACACCCTCTCGTAGCAAGATTCTTGGCTACATGATAGAGAAGGGTTTGCGTAACCTTATTTCTGATATTGAGGACTTTTGATATGTTTGAGCGCAACAACCGTGACTACGACAGTAGCGACCCGAACGCAAAGAAGGCTCGTAAGAGTGTGGAGCGAAAGCATAAGAGCAGCCGCCGCCACGATCAGAAAGAAATTTTGAAACGATTTGTGGAAGACTCTAATGCAGGAAAGCGAGAAGATTATGACAACGAAGACCAAGACTAATGTGGTGAAGATTTCCAAGCGAACACTTGATATCCTCAAGAACTTTGCTAGTATTAATTCAGGAATTCTAGTGAACGAGGGTAACAAGTTGAATACCCTGTCGTCCACAAAGAATATCCTTGCCGAAGCAAAGGTGGATGAAACCTTTGCGAAGTCGTTTGCTATTTGGGATTTGAACAAGTTCTTGGGAACCGTGAGTCTGTTCAAGGATCCTGAGTTCGTGTTTGAGGACAACTACATCACCGTGAAGTGCGGAAACTCAAGTGTTCGCTATTACTATTGTGATCCTCGTCTAGTGACTTCCACAAGCAAGAAGATCAGTATGCCGTCCCCTGTGGTGCAGTTTGATCTGAAGTCGAAGGACTTTGCGGAGATCATCAAGGCGGCTTCGGTGCTTCAGGTAACACATCTGTGTGTGCGATCATCGGCAGACGGCAAGCACATTGAACTTGCAGCCACAGACAAGGCAGACAAGACTTCTAACTTCTATTCAGTTATTGTAGGAGAGAACGCTTCAGGTGCCACATTTGACTTTATCTTTGATGTGGATAATCTAAAGATTCTTCCAGGTGATTACGCTGTTGCGATTTCGGAGAAGGTGGTCAGTTCCTTCACGAATAAGAATGAACCTCTGACCTATTGGATTGCCCTGAACGCAGACTCAACATACAAGGCTTAAAGTGATCTCAACTGAAACCGTGAAGGGATTGTGGTGCGAAAAGTATCGACCACAAACCGTTGCTGATTGTATTCTTCCATCCGAAACGCATGACCTGTTCCTGCAAATGGCAGAGCGAGGCGAACCGCAAAATCTACTACTGAGTGGAGGAGCGGGTTGTGGCAAGACTTCTATTGCTAGAGCCTTGTGTAATGATTTGGGTTGCGACTATATTGTTGTGAACTGCTCTGAGGACGGAAACATTGATACTCTCCGCACTCGAATCAGAAACTTTGCGTCCACGGTGTCTCTCACCGAAGGCGTAAAGAAGGTGGTGATATTGGATGAGTTTGACTACTCCAATGCACAGTCCACACAGCCAGCACTTCGGGGGTTCATTGAGGAGTTCTCGACTAACTGTCGGTTCATTCTCACCTGTAATTTCAAAAATAGAATCATTGAGCCGCTGCACTCCCGATGCACCTGTATAGATTTTCGTATACAGCAGAAGGAGAAGGCTCAGATTGCGGTAAAGTTCCTGAAACGAGCCACCGAGATTCTAGAAGCCGAGGGTATTGAGTACGAACCCAAGGTGGTGGCTCAACTCATTACAAAGTATTTTCCTGACTTTCGGCGTACCCTGAACGAACTTCAGCGATATTCTGTGAGCGGAAAGATTGATGTGGGTATTCTTCAGACCCTTGGGGATGTGCAGATCCGCGACTTGGTGAAGCACATGAAGGCAAAGGAGTTTGCCAATGTTCGTAGGTGGGTGGTGGACAATCTAGACAACGATCAGACACGGGTGTACCGCGCAATTTACGATAGCCTGTGTGATACGGTTGAGGGTGGATCTATTCCTCAAGCCATTCTTATTCTTGCAGACTATCAGTACAAGGCGGCGTTTGCTGCGGATCACGAGATTAATCTCACGGCTTGCCTTGTGCAACTAATGATGGAGATCAAGTTCAAGTGACCCATACCCTGAGTGATTATTTAAATGCGATCAATGTTTCAAAGGATCCGCTACTAGACAGTAGCGAGTCTTACACCAAACAGTCGTATCCACCGTTCGTGGTTACCCGTTGTCTGTCGTACTTTCCTGATACCCTGTTCGCGGCAAACGAGATGAATACTCGTCCCCTTATAGATTCAAAAATGCACTTTGACTTCCTGCGGGGAGCAGTTCGTCCCCGTAAGCGGTTCTCCAAGTGGCTGAAGCGGGAGGACGATAGTCGTGTGGCGGCTCTAGTGGAGTACTACGGTATATCTTCCCGCAAGGCGCGAGAAGCCCTGTCTGTGCTGTCTGAAGCCGATCTAGAGGAGATTGTTGCCGCTGTAGATAAAGGTGGACGAAGCAAATAATCTAAATACTTCCATGTGCGGTTCCGAATTATCAGGAGTGAGCAGAACATGGAAGCAGATGAACGATATATTGATCTTGAAACCACTGATCTGCTAGAGATCAGTCTACAGAAACCCGATGACTTTCTTAAAGTCCGCGAAACTCTGACGCGTATTGGCGTGTCGTCTCGCGCAGAAAAGAAGTTGTGGCAATCATGCCATATCCTGCACAAGAAGGGTAAATATTACATTGTGCATTTCAAGGAAATGTTTGCCCTAGACAGTTTGCCTACCTCCATAAATAGTGAGGACATTGGACGGCGTAACACCGTTGCGTGTCTCCTTGAGGAGTGGGGGCTGATTAAGATCGTGGACAAAACCAAGATTACAGAGAAAGT